AAACCTGGCGTCGTCATCTATTCTTAAAAGGCAAGGCGACTTAGCCTGCATTAATGCCAACTTTTAGCGCACGGCTCTCTCCCAAGAGCCATTTCCCTGGACCGAATACAGGAATCGTATTCGGTCTTTTTTTATCCGCCTTATAAATCATGGGGTTACAAGGCGCGACACGAAATTACACGAAAAATGCACGAAATCACATATCCGGTCATTTGTGCCTGTTACAACAATGTAAACACTTTCTCCCTCACATCCAAGTATTTTTCGGTCATTTTTTTGGATGTATGACCGAACAGTTTCTGGACAAAATCCTTTCCCCGACTCGCTTCATACGTGCGACCAGACAAGCTTCTGATCTCATGGAAAGAGGGGGGATGTTCAGAAAACTCCAGCCCCGACAATTTCCTCGCCTTCACAAAACCTTTCGTCAAACTGTCCAGATGAATAGCTCCGTCAGGACTGTTTTTACGCTTGCCGGCACTTATCAGAAAATCAGTTGTACTCAACAAACGACAGCGATCAATGATTGCGCTCAGACGTATTCCGTTCAGTGACAGGGATAACGGTATGGCAATCATTGCCCCCGTTTTTATCTGGGTTACGTGTAAACGGTCATCATAAACATCAGTGAACCGCATGTTCGCTATATCCTCGCGGCGCTGTGCGGTTACCAACGCAAGATCCATCGCCAGTGGTAACCAGGGCGACAAAGTATCAGCTGCGGCTCTGATCGGTCCGTACATTTCCAAGCTTAGACGTTGACGGAATACGACGATCTTTGGCGTTCTCGTCGGTTCAACCGGATTAAGCGTCAGTGCGCCTTCGGCAATCGCCTCCCGAAAAATATCGATCAGCACAGAGCGCATAGTTGCGGCCATGGTCTTTTTTCCTTCTGCGATCCATGTATCAAGGAAGTCAGCTATATGGCGAGTATTTATCTTGTTCAGTATCAGCTCACCCATTTTTTCATTGATGGTGGCAATCTGCCCCGCACGCACTTTATAGGTATTGGCCGCCAGCTCTCTGCGCTGCAGTATGACGCTGTAACGCTCAAGCCAATCACCCATAGTTAACTGTTTCTCGTCCGTGATTCGCTGCAGTAAACCACTGGGCGTAAAGTTATTAGTAATATAATTATTAGCTTCGATAGCCTGAGCTATCGCCTGACTTTTTGAAAGTCCATCGAGAGGAAACTCTTTTCCACTAACAGGATTACGCCAATAATACTTTTTATATTTTTTCCTATAAGTTAGATTTCGCGGTAGATCGCGATTGTATTTCCTGCTCATGTTCAATCCTCTCCAGTAAGCTGCTTTTTTTACCAGTTCGGCCATTTGGGTTTTGATGTTGGATTTTGCTACACGCTTTATTCGGTTTGATATAAAAAGCATCATGTTGAACTTTATATTCACGCCCATGTTTTTCTGGAGGTGGGTAAATATTCCCGTTCCTCGCCCAGCGTTGCAAAGTTCCAATAGACGGCGGATCTTGATAGACATCGCACGCCCACTCTTTGAGTGTCAAAAGCATTTGTTACCCCATGACCGACCAGCAAGTTAACGCTGGTCGGGTATCAAAACTGAATTACGAGAATCACTTATTTCTTGAGTGGCAATAATGCACGCCGTCTGGTCTGTCTGATATCGTCCCACAACGAGGGCAAGATGCCGGGGGAATCTCTGGATGATCAGCTTCAGTTTGTTCCGCAGGTTCTTTTTTCCCAATTTTCAGAATTAATTCAATTTTGACATTGAAACCTTGCGTTACCTTAGAAAGTAACGACCCGCAAAAAGGGCAGTTAGAAAACGTGTCCCACGTTTCACCTTCCGGCGCTTCAGTGGTTTGTAACTTCTCAAGGCATTTAGGGCAGTTATAAGCGACCAGTTTTGTTTCGTTCAGTTCTGCTTGATAAAGCCAGCGGCGATAATTAACTAAACGTTCTTTCTTTACCTTGTTCATACTGCGCTCCTGCTGCGCTGTGCTTCGATATCGCGCTGTTCTTTGATGATTTCCACAACCTCATTCAATAACTCGCCAGAAAGCGTAATAGCGCCGCTCTCGTCGATTCCTGCAAGGGTGATAAGCTCAACCAGGCGGCGGGCTTTCTTCACGCTGATTTCAGGGGCAATGACACTTCGGGTGACTTTCTTCTTGCCGGCAGCAGCGGCTACCGCTTTATCCTTTTCCAGAACCTCTGCGGCGCGGCTTCCATACTCATCAACTCGGCTTAGCGCAACGTCGAGAGATACTTCGTTATTCTCTACGCTCTTTTGAACTGCATGGTCAGCATCATTCAGGGCCATTAGCTTTTCGACAGTCGGAACTGAAAGCCCAACGTAAACGGCAATCTCGCTAACCGTGAGGTTGAAGGCCTCCATGCGCTTTATGTTTCGTGCTTTTTCCATAGGGCTAAGCGCAAGCTGATTGCAGGATTTGATCACATGCGCCTGGGCATCAATATCGCTGCCCTTGAACTGAACGATGCTAATCCACTCAACAGGCTGGCCTGCTTCACGGCAACGCAGAAACATGCGGTAACGTCGATGACCTTCAACAATCCAGACGCCGCCGCTATCGAGCGCCTTAACCTCAAGCGGGGGAATAGAGCCGCCAGCCATCAGATGCTGGTAAAGGCTTTCATCAGCTTCTTTGCACTTTTCCGAGTTGTAATCACGTGGGTTGAATCCCTCGATGATGTGAATATCATCAAGACGAATTAACATCCGACCGTCAGGGCGCTTTATTACGCCGTCTTTAAACATTTGCTTGAATGAGTTAGCCATCTTAATTACCTCTAAGCTTTTTCACGTGATTCATGCATTTGGTAGGGCTGCACTGTGTCCACTGGTTTTTATGCCGCATCTTCTGGCTCGGAGTGTAATAGCACACTGTTCCAGCCGGAGTTCTGAAAAGGAGGGTGTTATTGCCCTCTTCAAAAACAACGCCATTACGCACGAAGAAACTCTTGATTCTTTGATGCGCTCCATCACGGGCCTTTTTTCTACGCTCTTTGAGATAGGGTGCAATGTCGCGGAAATAATCGCCCATATCACCCATAACGTTTCCCTGTCTCACGCCCGTAATATTTGCCTTGCCGCGTATCAAATACTTTTACGCTTGCCCACTTGAAACTTTTGGTAAACAGGAGAGGGCGAACTTTAAACACTGACTTACCGCGTTTTAGGTTGAACATTTTTCTTTCTCAGATTTCGACGTTTAGATAACTCAGCGACTATTTTCTTTGTATAGTCAGGTGCAGAACCCAAAGACTGCATGCGCGGATATCGTAAATCGTCATTTTTCTCTTCGATGATTTCGTTTCTGAATACGAACATATAAGCCCCCGAAACAGGCCGCTTTGCGGCCATGTGTTTCATCGAACAGAAAGCGTATCTGGTCCACGCTCTACTTTTGCGCCAGGTACTTTGTTAAGAAGTTCTTCAGGAACCTGCTCACCTTTTTCACGTAGTTCTTCTATCTCTTTTAGAGCTTCAGTAAGAACCTTTTTTATTCCTGCTGTATCAAATTCATTCACCACAACAGATTTAGAAGAAATTAAATAGTCGTCTGGTATATCATCTTCATTTACGATGGTGAGTGAGATACTACCTTTCCTTACCGAAAATGTGTTTTCAACGGTTTTAAGTTGATTTCTTTCTGCCGTAATCAGGCAAAGAAGAAGATAGGTTTTTATCATTCCAGCCTGGCGATCCCAATGCTTCGCTCTTTCGTTAAAGCGGGCAGCCTCTTTTTTGCAATGTTCTTTATTTGATTCAAACTGTCTAATAACAGACATTGCAGCATCGAATTTATCTTCCAGCATACCTTCGATACCTTCCAAAGTATCTTTGATAGTCTGCTCGTCAATTTCGCCACTTTCACCGAGGGCAATAATTTTTCTGATTTCGTTGGCTAAATCAATAGTGCGGTTGCTCATGCTTTTTCCTCTAGAGCTTTGAGGCATTCAACTTTTATGGATTCAAGGCGATTCAGTCGGCCGTCAAGGTATTTGACGTAATCATGATCACCCGTTGCATTTGCTGCTTTTAAATGCACTCCAATTTTGCGGGTGAGACTGCTGGCAATCTTTGAAACCTCATTAGGGGTTTTGGCAGATTTCATCGTTTCAACATTTGCTTTGAAACGTTGATCAAGTTCTTCCCGTATGCGAACCACTTCATCAGCTCTATTCGTTGCATTAATCAGATCATGTTCAAGTTTGTTTTGTTCGCTATATTCACTATTTTCGAACAAGCCGCCATAAACATCAGCACTAAACCCAAGCTGTGAAAGTGCTTTCGTTGTGGCATCGGTTAAACTTTTTTTAGCATACTCATCATCGCAAGTAATACCGTTAAGCGTTTGATATAAATACTTTGTGTGACCATAGCTACTAATTACACCCTTTACTCCATTGTGGATGTACCATAGCGAAATCAACATTGTATGGTTAAGCGTAAAGATAATGGTGCCGTCATTATCTCGAATTACTTTCTTACCTGTAAAACGCCCATTGGCATCATAGGTCGGTTCAGTAAATGGCATACCATTATCAAATCTTTCCATTTCAATATTTACGCCCCAGCCAATACCAAATGGTCCGAAGAGTTTTGTTGCACGTTCTGTCTGATAGGTCGGGTTAATACTTGTAGTAACACGTAGTATTGGCTTTGTTCCATCAGGCAATTCTTTGCCGTACTGGATTTTGCTCTTTGTCCGACTGGGGTCTGTTCTATGCACCCGCATCCAGATAGACAGATTTTCTTTGTCTGAATTATCCGTATAACCGTTGTATTCAGCTTCGGCAATTTCTGCGCGGGCATTAATAGCCGCCTGGACGCTTTCAGCGGCAGTGTTATCATTCTCTGATTTCTGTTCAACATGACTATTTTCACTTTTTGCCTCGTCTTCTTTTGGTTTTTCTGCCAGCAATCCATCAATGGAAAAGCGACCCGCGCCGTGATTGGTCACTTCAGGCTCATTACCCGAGCCTGAGGTATTAGCGGGAGCGTCAGGGGCTTCGTATGTGCCGTTCTTACGGGCTAAATACTCTTCCTGGCTGATTTCCTTGCCACCATCAGCCAGCGCTTTTTCAAGGCCTGGCATCTTGTTGGCGCGTCCAACTTTTACACCATCTGAAAAGAGGTAATAGAACGGGCCCGTACGCTCTACCTGTGGCGCAGTTTCCAGCGGCCCATTTGCGCCCGTTTCGTTCTGTTTGGTCTCATTATTATTAGCCTCTTCGGTTTTCACGGTACCGCAGGCAATGGCCAGCATTTCTGCGGACGGGTTGGCATGGTCCGTTTCGGTAAACGTGCGGTTAATGTGTCCCTGAATAGCTCCAGTGGTTTTGTCGATATCTTCAGGTGAGATTTTCACGCTGTAGATGATCTGAACGGTGGAGTATTCATAAATGCCGAGCGTAGCGCTCATTGCCGCTAACCATGCAGGGAAGGGCTTCTCCTTCAGTTTGATAATTTCGCGTGCGCGGTTAACGATGCTCGCCGGAGGGTTGAGGATGTCGAAATCCATCGCCTTAGCGACCAGACCCAGGGCAATGTTGCGCTTTAATGACTCTTCATCCTGCAAGTGAACTGGAGCCGGATTTTGTTGGTTTAGTTTTTCGGCCGCAGCTCTTTCGCGGGCGATATCGACAACTGATTTTGACGAACCGGTTTGTTTGCGTTCAGCGTTCTGTCGCTTTTCCCATGCAGCCAGCTCTTTCTGGATCTCAGGCCATTTAGCGGAGTGATCGCACTTAGCACCTAACCAGCCGATCGCGTTTTCAATACGCTCATGGAACATGTTAGCGACTGAAGGCGTTTTGATAATGGCGGCGTAAATATGCCCTTCAAAACTGTCATCGTCCTGGGTAATTTCAAGCGCACCAGGCAGATCGTTTTTAGTTAACTCGGTAGAGCCGTATTTAATCAGGCACGCGATCTGCAATTCGCGAGAGAGTTTGTCAAAATCGACTTTCTCAGCCTGGCGTTTTACAGGGTGGCCAACGTCTTCAGGCCAGTCGTATGTATAAAGAAACTCAGTGTCCCATACGCCACGAGAAGGGCGGGCGGGAACGTCTGGCGTATCTTCACAAATAAGCAATTTATACGCCGCATCCTGAGCGGGTTCATACTCTTCCAGAAAGATGAAATTTGCCTTTGCTTTTGCCCGATCAATATCCTTCGCATTGAACGCGGTAGCGACACGCTTAATACCTGCCTTTTCTGATTCTTCATCTGGGAAATATCCCGCGATGAAAATTTTCTGGTCAGTCATTGTTTTCTCCTTCTTTTACGGATTCAAAAACTTCAGTTAATTTCTTTAAAACGTTGTCGGGCAAAACATGCTCAAGGTTTTTGCGGTCACAGATTTTCACCTGACCGATTGCAAAAATGATTAAATCCTCAGTGGATAAATAACCATTCGCCACTAAATTCATGACCATCTTTTTCATTGCGCTGGGGGCAATGCTGATAACGGCTTCCTCGCCGTTAACGAGGGCTAATTTTTTAAACGCCAGAGTAATATCCATTTGCATTCCTCTTTTTATCAGGCTGACCACTTGTAAATGGTCACTCGGATAAATGCCCCGCCTTAACGGGGCGGGATTAATCAGTGCGCTTTGGCTCGCTTGGCAATATCCGCCAGCAGTAGCAGGGGCAAAAGCTGAGTCAGTGAAGGTTTTAAGTCTTCAGTTTCGGCAATAGATATAAGCTTGAGTCTGAAGCCTGTGCGATGATGGAATAATGCCTTCGCCGCGCAGCTTGCACAGCACGTTTCTTTCAGTTCGCCTTCAGCCGTGAATGGTGTAACGAAGGTGCGCTTGTCAGAATCACGGTCGAGGGTATTGAACGCGATATAACCCAGCTGTTCATCGCCGCAGGTTAAGGACAGCACTTTGCAATCATCAGTGGAAAGTAACAGGTCAGTATTGAATGCTACGGTAAATTCATGGTTCATATTTAACTCCAAAAAAGTGTGTGGGAAACCCTGCCATTTTCCAGGCATATAAAAAGATTGTGGTTAACTAAATGCCGCTGTCGTTTTTGTCTTCAGCAAAAAGTCGAAAGCCAAAAATAGCAATCAGATAAAAAATAACTGCAAGTGATGCAAAGGCTTTCAGCAACATCTTTGTTGTTTGCCAGTCCATTAATACCCCGCAGGAACTTCACTCTGATTCATTGGTATAATGGCCTCAACAGGATAACATTCACCTGATAATTTCTGCTCTTTTGCAGTGGAGACACAATCAGAATAATTGTCGTAAACATCAATGATCTGTTCTTGAGCCTCCCCTGAAGTCAGAAAGACGGTCAAAACTAATGCATAAAGAGTTGTCATGATTTACCTTTGTTCCTGTTGCAATAGCGAATTGAATAATTGCCTGTTCGAACATTTCTTTATCACCAATAAAAGCGGCAATGGCGAACTTACTTTGTGCTGAGCTAACTGGCGTTAATTGTGTTAAATCCATTTAAATTTTTCCTTCGTTCTTATCGACGCGATAGAAGGTGAGGGCTGTCGACAAGCTCCAGTAGATATCCTGAAGATACCTGTAAGCCATCTCCCATGTTTCGCCCGTTCGGGAAATAAACAAATCAGCTAACTCTTTCCTGCTCACCGCTCACCTCTACTGTGAATATTCTGATTATGTATTGCCGTTTCGCTATCATTTAGCAACGCAGTTTTGAATATGTGCCTGGTTAATTCTCCACCTCAGGCGGCAGTGGTATCCTCTTTGATTCCAACAACCTAAGAGGAAAATCTGTGTCTGAAAAACTTTGCGCTAGAAAGCTGGCGTTTCAATATCTTTTAAGTCAGGGAGAGAAAATGTCAGAAGACCGATTTCTCCAAAAACTAATTCGCTCAGAAGCACGATTTATAGAACTTCTTGCAGAGAAAAACCCACCTGATCCCGAGAAGCCAATGTCCTATAAGGGCTGGTGACAAGGGCCGCAGTTGGTCATCCACAAGATAGTCGCCACCGCTGCTTCGGCAGCGGTTTTTGCTGCGCTACTGGTTGACTCAACGCTACGACCCTTTAGAACCATTTCTTCTATCACCTTCCTGACGGATGGGATGGCCAGATCAACAACCATTTGGGCCGCGCTGGCTTTAACCTCGTGCCCTGCAATTAATACGGTTGCTTCATTCTTTTCACTCATGTCATTTCTCCTGTGATGCCCTTTAGCCAGGCTGGCTGAACGTTTTGCTGATAACACTGTGCGTGTTTCGATGGGGTAAACTTAACTAAATGAAAGATAATTGACAAGTATGAAGCTTAAAAAAAGTTAAGTTGAAGGGTGAAGAAAAAGCAATGTCATTGAAAACATTGCTTTTTTATTTTTATTTAGGCTGATTTTGTTTTTTTCTGACCTTCAAAAGCTCTTCGAAAAGGGTGTTAAAGTTTTCGACTCTCGCTTCTAACTCTTTGATTTGAGCTTCTTTTTCAGATTCCGGAAGCGATTCAAACAGTTCTAATAATCGTTTCTGCCTGTCGTCTAACTCAATCGGCAAGTCAGATGCGGGAACGGGCTGCTTATCGTCATCGCCGAACATAAGCCAAGTAGGATTGCACTTTAACGCATTGCTTAAGGAAAAAAGGTTTTTACCCTTAGGTTCAGTGTCTCCGTTTTCCCACTTATAGATCGTCACATACGAGACTTTTGCGAGATCCGCGAGTCTCTTCTGGGATAAACCCAGCTCCTTTCGACGAAAAGTTAAGCGCTCACTTAATGTTTTGTTCTTCATCCGCTTAATATAAATCAAGTTGACTTTCATTTTGTTAAGTTATAGTTTCTTTCCATCTTGTAAGAGGAAAGTTGAATGTTAACTACAGACGCAATCGAATTTTTTGGGACAAAAACAAAACTGGCGGAAATTGCTGGCGTATCTCAAGCCGCAGTCTCTCGTTGGGTTAAAGCTGGATATATTCCCCAAGGAGCTGCAGCTGATCTAGCAGTGGTTACATGCGGATCGCTGAAATTTAATCGCGAGTTTTATCAAACAAAAAAAACTGAAAGCTTGGCTAAGCGTAAAGCAAAGCGAGAAAGGAAACTGAAGCATGAAAATCACTCCTACGGTTGAGCAAGTTGCCGCTGGCGTTGAGTCATGGGCGCATGAGGCTGGCTGGAAAACGGTCGGCGTTCGTTTTGCGGATGAATATCAACGCAGGGGGGGCGGAAAACTAATCCCACCAGCGACGGATGAGCAGGGCATACGCAACGCGAAACAACGCGTAAAACGCATTTTTGGTTTAGGTGGGCCTCGTTATATCAAAATGGCTTCCGAGCTTTCAGGCGTCGCGTTGGGCGCCATGCCTACCCGAAAGCGAATTGAGCTGGAAGAGCCAGATTCGCCTGAACTGGCTAAAGCGAAAGTCATGGAGTCGTTCGGTGCGGCAATGTCGGCCGTTGCGGTCAGATGCCCGACAGCAACCGCGAAGCTGAACAGGCTTATCGACGAGCTTCAGGCGCTGATCCCAATAGCAGAAGTATTGATGTCAGTTTGAGTGGCGGGATCACCCGTAATGATTTCGCAGGAGTAGCAGTATGAGTATGTCCTTGATGGTTCAGGCCATGAAAGCAAGGGTGGGAAATCCTCTCCGTAAGCTGGTGCTTATCAAGCTAGCTGATAACGCCAGTGACACGGGGGAGTGCTGGCCGGCAGTGGCCACAATTGCGTATGAGTGCGAGATTTCCTCCCGCTCTGTTCAGACACACATCCGGCAACTGGTGAAGGATGGATTTGTACGTGTTGAAGAACGTCGCGACGCTAATGGAGTTAACAGATCGAATATTTATCATCTGACCTTTAACCATGAGGGTGAAAATCCTGCACCCTATCAAAAGCATACTCCGGCACAGGGTGAAGGAGCTGCACCCTATGGTGCAAATGGTGCAGGGTGGGAGGGTGAAGGAGCTGCACCCCCTGGTGCAAATGGTGCAGGGGGGGAGGGTGCAGGAGCTGCACCCAGAATCAGTCAGTTATTAGATCCAGTCAAAGAACCTAAAGATCCCCCCTTACCCCCCAGGGGGAAAGTGAGCCGCAAAAATAAAATCACGGAGTATTCTCCGGAATTTGAAATTGCCTGGGCTGCTTACCCTCGACGCGCTGGAGGGCAGGACAAGGCGGGAGCGTTTAAAGCCTGGAACGCGAGAATTCGAGAAGGGGTGAGTATTCAGGCCATGCTGGATGGTACAAGGCGATACGCTGATTTCGTAGTCGCTACTGGTGCCGCCGGTACTCAATACGTGAAACAGGCCAAAACGTTTTACGGACCGTCAAATTTCTTTCTGGAAGCCTGGGAAAAGCCTGAACAACAGCGAACTAGGCCTGGCGGAATTTCTGCGCCTGACACAAGCATTCCTGCGGGCTTCAGGGGTTGACCATGCGTGATATGTCTGACGTTCTGAAACGACTGCAGCGGATTGTTCCTGCCGGGGTCCAGCCGAAATTTTCAAGTGCGCAGGAGTTGATGGATTGGCAGAAGGAGGAAGCCCGTAAGCACTCGGAGAAAATCACCATGGAAAACCGACGCACTCGCATACAAAAAACATTCGGACGTTCAGGGATACGCGAGCGTTACCACAACTGCACGTTCAAAAATTACGAGGTACGTTGTGATGGGCAGCGTAAAGCGTTTTCCGAGGCTAAATCCTGGCTTAATAACTTCGGGTCGGGGTGCGCTTGTTTTGTTTTCGGCGGTAGCCCTGGCACAGGTAAAAACCACCTTGCTGCGGCGATAGGTAATGCCCTCATCGCGCAGCAAAAAAGCGTGCTGATTATCACCGTGGCTGACCTGATGACTGAATTTAAGGCGGGGTTTAACGGTGGAAAGTCTGAGTCAAAACTTATGGATGAAATGACCACTTTGGATCTGCTGGTTCTCGATGAGGTAGGCGTTCAGATGTATTCGCAGTACGAGAAAGTGATACTGCACCAGATTATTGACCGCCGAACGGCGATGCTGAAACCTGTCGGTATTCTCACGAATCTGAACTCGGAGGATCTACCCGGAGCCATAGGCGAAAGAGCATTTGACCGTCTTAAGATGGATGGTGGAATTTGGGTGACTTTCAACTGGCAAAGCTACAGGCACAGCAGTTAAAGTTTGCGATAAGTCAGATGGTTAACGTAGAATCGCGGCGGGTGCTTGAGGCTGTTTGTCTCAGGCATACACGAGACAGGCAGAGAAAAGCCCCAAGTGACTTTAACATCAACTTGAGGCTCCCTGTATGCTCGACACATGCAAGGTTAGCTTCTTACAGACCTTTGGGTCAAGGAGAAGAACGCCATGAAGCAGCAGAAGGCGAGGTTACTCGCCCTTATCGTTATTTGCGTCACCGTACTTTTGGTGGTGGTTCTGACGAGAAAGGATCTCTGTGAAATCCGCTATCGTACCGGACAAACTGAGGTTGCTGTTTTCACGGCTTACGAATCCAGGTAAGGGCAGCTTGGCGGGGAATCCTCCCCGCCTTTTTGCTAAGTCAGGATATCCTCAATGCACCCACACCCTCCTGAAAATAGTAGTCATAATTTGCAAGCTAACTAAATTTCGTGGCGCTATACCGCTTATTCATAAGTAATATCTATTGTTTGTTCAAATTCTGAAAATATCCTAATCATTCCGAAAAAACCTGCAACCATATGAATAATTTGAATTTGTGCAAAAAAATTGCTTCAAACTGGAAATGAATACTGTATGCGTATACAGTAATTTCATCTCGTGTGTTAACAGACACTTTCAGGAGTCATCGTTTTTTTAGTGCGCTGCTTGCTCTTAACTGTCAGGACGCGCGAGGGAGAGCAAAGGACAAATCCAGAGTGAACAGGAGAAAAACAGTGTATATACCTGACCATTTGATAATGGGATTTCACCAGAGCACCAGAGCGGTTGTTATCTATCGCAATGGTGACGGTTCTTTCAGAAGTGGATTTGTTATGCGACCTGGCGAATTCGTTGCAAATGTTGAAGCGTACAGCGAGTTAGTAACTGCAACGTCCGCACCTGAACGATCAAAAGATGACGATTGAGACATCAATGATTTATAATGTTTGACGGGTCTGAACAACCCTGCTGAAACACTGTGCCACCGGAGAGAACGATGGCACAGGTAATACAACTCTTTAAATCTTCACCCACCACCCTGACCACGGCTACGCCCGAGGCCAGCGATTTTTTGCAACGTATCAAAATCGGCGTGTGGCTTAACTGCGACGTTAAGCTTGTCCGAAACTACCTCTTTCATAAACGCTTCTTCGCACTGCTGAATCTTGGCTTCGAATACTGGACACCAGTCGGCGGGGCAATCACTCCTGCGGAAAAAGAGTATCTTCACGGGTACGTGCGATACCTGATCTCGATGGCCGGTAATGAGGATCTTCTGACGGAGACGGAAAAGGTCTACAACGAAACTCACGGGCAATGGCGAACGAAAGAGGCGGCAATCACCAAATCCTTCGAGGCCTTCAGAAAGTGGGCCATCATCGAGGCGGGTTTCTACGATGAGTTTATCCTTCCTGATGGCACCCGCCGCCGCGAAGCAAAATCTATCTCTTTCGCCAACATGAAAGAAGCTGAATTCTTCCAGGTCTACAAGGCTGTTTTTAACGTCCTGTGGAACACCATTCTTTTTAAAAAATTCCGCAACTATCAGGAAGCCGACAACGTAGCCATGCAGCTGCTGGAGTTCGCTGCATGAAAAAGGCCGACCGAATTCACCTACAGAAAGTATCGGACCTGGGTTGCGTAGTTTGTCGAAACCTTGGCTTTGGTTACTCACCTGCTGAAATTCATCACCTGAGAAATGGCTGTGGTACAGGGCAGCGCTCAGAGCATACACGATCGATCCCTTTATGCCCTCCACATCACCGGATCGGAGGTTATGGCGTTGCTATCCACGCAGGACAACGTAAGTGGGAAGAAAACTACGGAAGTGAAGAATCCCTGCTTGAGCAGGTTAACAGAGAACTACAAGGGGAGTTTCTCGCATGAACGCCCAGCAACTGGAATATGTACGCATTCAACTACGCGCTGCGCTGGTGGATGACTCTGGAGGCACCAAAGGGCAACTGGAGGCGTTCGCGGAAAATCCGCCAGCAGATAAGGACCGAAACCCTCGCAAGCCTGTGCATGTGGTAGAACTGGAAGACGGGCGACAAGTTCAGGCGGAAAATAGCGCTTTGTACGTCCTTGAGACGCGCAGCCGACGCCGTCCTATGCCTCCGATACGAGATAGGGCATTTTCTTTATGTGCATGGCGTAGGGCCGTTTTAACGTTGGATGATAGCCAGCAAGCCTGGATTAAATACTGCTATGGGTTTGATCTCCACTTCGCTTATCAAAGAGAGATTTGCCGCTTTATCTGGGAAAACTATCTCAAACAACAAGGGGAAGTTAAACTTCAGAAGCGCGTTGAGAAGCGCCTAATTCAGCTTGTTTGGCTGGCAGTCCAGGAGGTTGTTGCACGGAACACAAACGAAACTTATAAGGACTACGCGGCCACTACACTGGCAAATTTTCTATCAATAAACCGTGATACCTGGTATGACACATACGCTTCCCCATGGAGGGAGTTTAAGGGGCTTGCCACTGATTTAGACAGAAGTGCACTTTATAGGGTTGGCTCTCAATTAATGAGTGATGGTGAAACCGTCTGATATTGCAAAACCCGACACTTTATGCCATATTTGAGGCTAATTTTGATATGTTGCCAAAATTGTATTAACCCGCCACTGAGCGGGTTTTTTTATGTATGATATTCGATGAGCGCACCACCTCATCCCATTAACGTGGGGTGGTTTGTTGGGTGGTGTGCTCCCCTGTTATTAAAAGGAAACCCTATGAGAGTTCAGATCCTTTCAAATAGCGGAAAGGTAGTTTACGAATGTTTATATTCAAGTCACTTCGCCTTTGAAGAAAATGACCCTAATTTAGTTCGAGCTGTGCTTACAGAGGCTATTTGGCTGTCGTATCAAAATCACCTGATTCCACCAGACCAAACATGTCAGGTCAGGGGGGCAGGAACTTCATAAACAACATTCCCAACAGTAGCCGGTAATCTTATCAAAGCTTCCAGTCTTGGGATTCTCATCTCACCCTCTTCGGGTCTGTGTTGCGAGATTGAAGTCCACCAGTACTGTTTACAGTAATTTATTCTGACTTCTATATTGTCGTTTTCGTAATCTAGCCAGTTCATGTCATGGACTGAAAAAGCTTCACAAAAGACTTCATAAATTTTTATTGGATGTGAAGGCAAAGGCGTAACGGCTTTGGCGAAATAGCATGCGTCTTCAATCGTGGTAGCACCGAACATGCATTCAAAGCGACTTGGAAGCTGCTGAAAAAATTGCTGTCTTACAGACTCAATCATGGCTTCTCGCTGAACTGCCGGATCCGAAACCCTAGAGATATCGCCGCTGTGTAGTGCACTCAAGTAATGCTCGCCAAATAGCGACAGACCTTGCTCGTTTGCTTTTATCTCCATACCTGGCGTAAGCCTGTTCCCTCTGTCAGCGTGATAAAGGGTATATTTTCTTTTCGACATAGAAATCCTTTTGTTTGGAATGGTCTTTCTGGCGATTGCACCTTATCAAACAAAGTGATAGCTCGCCAGTTTGCGCTGGCTTCAATTATTACCGCCTTTTGGCGGTTTTTTATGCCTGCGATCTGGGAGGAATCATGCAGAACTACACCCCGTCAGGGGGCTGGGGTCCGGTACTTCATTTTTTACATGAGAACAGGCTGGCATTGCAGGGCGCTTTGACTGCGTTCTTTATAGCCTTGCTTTTCTCATTGTGGGACGGGGTAGCCTGGCGCCGCTCATTCACTGCTGGGTTTATCTGCGGATTCGTCGCACTGGCAGTGGTGAGCTTTTTTGAACAACTTGGCGTATCAGACATGGACTGGTCTTTCGTTATCGGTGCCGCTGTCGGTGGTGCTGGTGTAGACCGCTGCCGCTCTCTGATTAACGCGGCTGTTACGTTATTTGCAAGTAAGAAAGGTATCAACGATGACCAAAGATGAAATTATTAATGGTCTGCTGGACCGTGAGGCAGGTTATGTAAACCATCCCTCTGATAAAGGCGGTCCCACTAATTGGGGGATCACTGCAAAAACCGCCCTGGCTCATGGCTACAGTGACGTTCGCTCCCTGACGAAAGAACAGGCTCGCGCTATTTACGAGGCTGATTACTGGTATGGTCCGCGATTCGATCAAGTTGCGGAACTATCACCGAAAATAGCAGACGAGCTTTGCGATACCGGCGCGAATATGGGCCCGTCAGTCGCAAGTAAGTTTTTCCAGCGCTGGTTATCGGCTCTGAACCTGCGCGGCAAACTCTATCCTGACCTTGATCCCGATGGGCGAATTGGTCCACGCACCATCGCCGCGTTAAAAGCTCTTCTGCGGCATCGCGGAAAGGATGGTGAGACAGTCGTTCTTCGCGGTCTTAATTCAAGTCAGGGAGCGCGTTATCTGGAGCTGGCTGAAGCTAGGGAAGCCAATGAGGACTTCATTTTTGGCTGGATGCTGAACCGTGTTAAAATCCCGTGCAGTTAACTATTGCTATGACTGCTGTCCAAAATAAAACTGACACATCTAAAGTGGTGTAGGGCTGTAGATTGTTATCGGTTTTGCATACTCCTAATCCCAGCGTAAATGAAGCATTAACAGCGTTAAAAGAATTGGCTGTATGGAATTACAACTGTGTATTTATCAGGTTGAACCTGTCATTCATTTGATTGAAAATCCCTTAAATCACTAATATTAGGGATGTAATAGTGCTATCAAATTTAGAGCGTTGGGTTTCAGTTTTAGAGTTTGCAATCAAACCGAGCCATGACGAAGCTCCATACTTGCCTTTTGAGCAAGTCATACCTCGCCTCGTAAACACCTTCCAAGCAGGAGAGGCTGTAAAGTTATATAACAACAATACTAGGGCGCTCAGAATTTCTGATCTCGCCTACGACGAAGAAGCAGGTGTACTTACACTTTTAGTTCAGCTTTCAGATCAACGTATGGCAGACCCTGTTTTCGCTGATCTTGAGAGTGGTAGCCTTAGAAGAGAACCTAAGCTGGACGGTGAAGGAATCGCTGTCTCCGCTCACTTTGTTATTAGTCGAGATGCAACTCAAGATTCAGCAGATCACTATAAGGCTATTGTTGAATGCGTACCTGGTATAACGAAGAGTGTTTTTGAACCGTTTCTGAATGCCATTCTACGAAAAGCATATGAAAATGAAGAGTTTCAAAGCCTTTTAACTCGTAAGACATACAAACTACGCCCAACTCTCAACGTTCTTTCGCATGCTTCAGAAACCTTTGAGCAAAGTCTGCTTGGCTCGAGGCTGCAGGGCATCAGATTGGTTAGCACAAGACGTGAAGAACCACTGGATAAAAACCCATATACTGATATGATTGAAAAATCAGTGAAGCTGAAGATAAAAAAACAGCCTGGGGTTTCAACACGTAAACGCTTGTTTGCTTCACTCAAAACTCGGGCACAACGTGAGGGGTATACCAAACTGATTGTTAGCTACTCTAAGGATGGAAAGCAATCTAGTTTAGACTTAGATGTCAGAGAAGACGCGGCTACAAAGCTATTTACAAAGCAAGAAAAAATCATACTTCCTGACGGAATTGAACAATGTGAAGCTGAAATACACGCTGACTTGCAGCAAAGGATGATTAGGGTGCTTAACGCCTAAGGAGTGGAACATGAAACTGCTTGCCCCACTGAGTTATTTACGGATCAAGCACGATGAAAAGAAGCTCTATGACTACTGGTTCCCCCTGATCTGCGCTGCAGTGATTAGTGTTGTGTACTTGTGTATGGACGAACCATTCAGCCTGTTGGGTAAAGGCGGGCTTGTTCCACAAGTCAACGGTTTGCTCCAGGTTTTGATTGGCTTTTACATTGCTGCGCTGGCTGCTATTGCTACATTTGCTAATCCTTCTATTGATGAAAAGATGGCAGGCAAAGCACCGGTGATTAAAGAGCTTTATCGAGGGAAGGTAATCGAAGTACCTCTCATTAGGCGTAGGTTTTTATGTTATCTGTTCGGTTATCTATCATTGGTCAGTTTTATTGTTTTTGGATTTGGTTTAGTTGCTTCTTTATTCACAAAATCAATAACATCGGTGATGGAGCTAGTACCTTATCCTAAGGCTTTACTTGTGGCGAAAACTGTTTTTTTGTTTTCATACAGTTTCATTCTCTTCAACATGATATGCACCACTTTGTTGGGCTTGTACTACCTAGCAGTGCGAATACATCAGCCAAATGACTAAACCGCCTTCGGGCGGTTTTTTATTGCATTTATATTCTGTTTTTCCTTTATTTACATGAACATTTTCAAAGCCACCTTCCTGGTAGCTTCGAAAATGTTTATCCAGCAGTACGGTTAAACACAACGATACCCTTTAGTGAGAATATAAAGCGGCTGGTGGTTCCCTACCGCGCACCCTGCGCATGACTGCCAGCCGCTTTCATTTTGTCAGAGCGGAGCAATATGAACGACAAGCTTAAGATCGTATATCGCCCGTTAAAGGAACTAACGCCATATGCGCGAAACGCCCGAACCCATAGCGGTGAGCAGGTAGCGCAGTTGGTAGCCAGCATCGAGGAATTTGGCTGGACGAACCCTGTATTGATTGACGAGAACGGCGAGATCATCGCTGGTCATGGCCGCGTTCTGGCTGCTGAGGCCATCGGCATTGTTTCGGTACCGACGATAAAGCTGACGGGCCTGACGGAAGAGCAGAAACGCGCCTACCGGCTGGCAGATAACAGACTGCCGCTAAATGCTGGCTGGGATAATGATCTGCTGAAGCTTGAAGTGACTGATTTGCTGGATGCGGATTTTAATCTTTCCCTGACGGGCTTCACCCAACAAGAGATTGACGATCTGCTGGTGGCCATCGAGCCGCCAGGGGGCGATGCAGACCCGTACACCACCAAAATTGACTCACCTGTTTACGAGCCGTCAGACATTGTTCCTGAGGTCGGGGATCTGTACGACGAGGAGAAAACAAAGGAGTTACAGTCACGGATTAAAAAGGCTGGCTTACCTGCTGATGTGGAGAAGTTCCTGTTGAGCGCTGCAGAGCGTCATACGGTCTTTAACTTCAACAAAATCGCAGATTATTACGCCAGCGCCGGGGCAGAGGTTCAGGCTTTGTTTGAAGAGTCTGCACTGGTGATCATCGACTATGAAAAGGCGATAGAGAACGGCTTCGTTCACCTGACTAAAAAAATGGCCGAAATCGTGTACAGCGAAGAGGGCGAAAATGCGTGAAGATTTCTGTGCTTTCATCCTGACCAACGGACGGCCGGAAAAAGTTTACACGTACAACCTGCTTAAACGTTCAGGTTATACGGGGAAGGTTTTTATCGTTATCGACGATGAAGATAAAACCCGGGAGCAGTACCTTGAGAAATTCGGGGATCAGGTGCTTATCTTTTCGAAGGAGGATATCGCCAGTCGGTTCGATGAAGCGGATAACTTCGGGGATCGGCGCTCCATATTTTACGCCCGCAACGCATGCTTTGAGCTGGCGCGGCTGGTGGGATGCAAATACTTCATTGAGCTGGACGATGACTACAGCGCCTTACAGCTACGGATTGATAAAAATCTGGATGCTTCATACGCGCTGATAAAAAATCTGGATGCAGTTCTGGAAGCGATGCTGGCTTATTACGAGTCAATTCCCGCCGCGTGTATCGCTATGTCCCAGGGGGGCGACTTCCTCGGTGACTCAGGCAAAGCGGCCTGGCTAAAGCGTAAGGCGATGAACAGCCTGATATGCAGCACGGACAGACCGTTTAAATTTATGGGCCGTATCAATGAGGACGTGAATACTTACACGACACTCGGGCGGCGCGGTGAATTGTTTCTGACGGTCGGGGCTATACAGCTGCGACAGGGAACGACGCAAAGCAACAGTGGAGGGATGACAGAGCTTTATCTGGCATCAGGAACATACGTAAAAAGTTTTTACTCGGTGATGTTCACGCCGTCCTGCGTGAAGATTTCCCTGATGGGCTCAACCCATAAGCGCATCCATCATCAGGTGAGCTGGAACAACGCCGCAGTAAAAATCCTCCGCGAGAAACATAAAAAATCCGCTCCTGAAAAAATCGGGGGTGGAAAATGATCCCTTATGCCGAAGTTGAGTCACTCGCCGCGTGCCGGATGAGTGAACAGCAAATTGCCGATGTACTGGATATCAACCTTCCGGAGCTGAAGAAACAGCACAGCGAGATTTCTCGTTTCCGTGAGGCCATACGCAAAGGCAGGGCAAAGGGAGAGGCACAGATAAGAGCCGCCTTATACCGGAAAGCGAAAAGCGGTGATACGCATGCTTATCATGAATTACTGAGGCGGGAGAAAGAGCAGGGTACTGGCCAATGAATGGAACGGATTAGTACTCTGTGCTGAGGCATAAATAATACCTTGTCATCCGCAGAATTTAAAAGGCGAAGTTCGGGAGTATAAAAATAGCCCTCACAAGGAGGGCAACCGGAGTCTAAGTTTTATTTTCTATTTATCGGGTTTCCCTGGAGATGGCATTCTCCACATCAGAGTCTTAAGAAGCATGGCAGTATTTGGATACATAACAAGCGCAAGTGGTTGGTATTAGGATTTTTCTGATCCCTGTCCTCAGTCATTTTCTATTCGTAATAGGATGGCGAAGAGCGGTTCATCCCTGAGCCATTTCCCTGGTGATCTGAGAGTATCAAGCAAAGAAAGTATGGCATAAAAACAAACATTAGTTAGATATTCGCGCTGGAAACTAAACACTTCAGATGCACTGATAATAACTGAGTCAGGAGACGATACAGGACGGTAACTAATGAGCAAGCCGGAAGAGAAAGCCATTGAGCGTGATTACTGTGCTGGCGTGCTTTCTCAACAGGCTGTTGCTGAGAAGTACGGAATCACATTAAAAGCACTACGCTGTAAGGCTAAAAAAAACGGGTGGATGAGGAAGAGGCTTACCGCTGAAGAAAAGAAAAAATTAGGGGCAGATTCAGGGCAAAAACCAGGGGCAAAAACAGGGGCAAAAAAAACTGAAATATGCCCCAAAAAAAATGCCCTAAAAACGACTGATATTTGCGATGTTCGGGTATCAAAAATCTCTGCTGATAAATCATCCCCTGAAGAGTTTTTACTGAGCTTCAACCCTGCGGATTTCGGGCTTTCAGAGCAACAGGGAATTTTTGCTGAGAACGTAGCAGCAGGAAAAAAACTTGTCGATGCGTACCGGATTGCAGGATATGAAGGGGAAGGTTCAACGGCTCACGTTAACGCTTCCCGCATGCTAAGAAATGCTAAGGTTTTTCGTGCAGTAGGTTTTCTCAGAGATAAACGCCAGCAACGCCTTTCACTCACCGAAGACGAAATCATTCACCAGCTCTCTGCTATCGCCAGCGCTAACCCAAACGAACTCGTTCAGTATCGCCGCGTTAACTGCCGGCACTGCTGGGGTGAGCGTCATCTTTATCAGTGGCGGGATATCGAGGAATTCGACAAGGCGGCAGAGAAGGCCAGCGCCGACGGCAAAGAGGAACCTGAATACGGAGGGCTTGGATTCGTTGAGACAGGTTTTCCCAATGAAGATTGTCCCAGGTGCAACGGAGAGGGGCAAACGCAGCTCTTTGTTGCTGATACCACTCAGCTGGAAGGTGATGCCCGCTGGCTGTATGCAGGGATTAAGCAGACACAGAACGGGTTAGAAGTTCGCATGGCTAATCAGGAGGCAGCACGCCGGGATCTCCTGAAAATAATTGAGGCCAGAAAAAATAGGGCGGCGAAAAAAGAGGGTGAGGATCCGGAGCCGGAGGAAAACGACATCACTGATGAACAGTTGAACGATGCTTTGCGGAGTTTAGGTTATGGCAGATTTAGCGATCAACTCTCAGACAGGGAAGCACCACCAGACGACCAGGAATAAGCGGGAGCTGACGAACAGGCAGATCCTGGAGGGATTTAAAAAAAGGGCAGTAGAAAAAGCGCGGGAGTCGATGCTGGATTTCACGCTCTACACTCACCCGACCTATGAGACGGGCTGGTTTAACGAATTAATCTGTCTTGAGCTGGATAAATTTCTGGAGGACGTGGAAAAAGGCCTGATGCCGCGCCTGATGATTTTCGCTCCCCCTCGTTCTGGTAAAAGTGAACTGGCCTCTCGTCGATTCCCTGCAAAGGTGCTGGGGAAACATCCCGACTGGAACGTGATTTCTTGTTCGTATTCTTCAGACCTTGCAGAGCGTATGTCACGCGACACGCAGCGCATCATTGAAAGTGAGCGTTATCGTGACGTTTACCCTGATACATGCCTGGCAAACGCCCGTACCGGCGCTATCAGAACGGCGGCGCTATGGGAGATGGTAAACAGTAAAGGCGTCATTCATTCAGGCTCTTACCGCGCTGCTGGCGTTAATGGTGGTATCACTGGTCAGGGGATGCAGATCGGCATCATTGATGACCCTGCAAAGGATTACAAAACCGCGTCTTCTCCGGTGTACCAGGAAACAGTCATGGACTGGTACGACACGACATTTTTCACGCGTGCTGATCCGAAATTAAACGGCGTCATCATCATCCTGACCCGCTGGCATAAGGACGATCTGGCGGGGCAGCTCCTGAAGAAAGCGAAGGAGGGCGGCGAAGAGTGGCGAGTGGTTAGTTTCCCTATGGAAGCCGAAAAGGACGAAAACCACGAACTGAACGGGAAAAAATATGCGCTGAGAAAAAAAGGCGAAATTCTTTTTCCTGAGCGAATGCCTCAGGCCTTTGTGGAGAAGTGCAAACAGCGCGGATCACTGGTCTGGAATGCGTTGTACCAGCAACGGCCAGCGGCGAAAGGTGGTGGCCTGATTAAATCGGCGTGGTTCGGGGAGTATACCCAGCTTCCGAAACTGAAGTGGCGCGCCATTTACGCTGATACAGCGCAGAAAATAAAAGAAGTTAATGACTTCTCTGTTTTCGAGCACTGGGGGCTGGGCGTTGACGGTTATCTCTATCTGATTGACCTGATACGCGGGAAATGGGAATCCGACGAGCTGAAAAGGCGAGCCATCGCGTTCTGGAACAAGTGCAAGCCGATGCAGAACGGGCCGCTGCGCTTCATGGCCGTTGAGGATAAATCTTCCGGTACTGGCCTGATTCAGTCTATCCGCAAGGGCGCTCTCTGCCCTATACGCGCAATACAGCGCGATCAGGACAAATACACCCGCCTCATGGATACGCAGGGCTGGATCGAGTCTGGTTATATCAGGCTTCCGGCCTCCGCTCCCTGGGTAAGTGATTTCCTTCAGGAAATGGAGGGTATCAACGCCGCGTTTAACACTCATGATGACCAGCTTGATCCGATGATGGATGCCATTAAAGAGGCGTTTGACAGCGGCGCCACCCCATACAACGAATGGTAAATTATGGCCGAGAAAGAAAACCAGGCGGCTAAGCCCCGCTTTAAATTAACCAATAGCGGCGGGGTGATGCCTGTCTTTGACAGTCTTTCTAATGTCGTCACAGGCATGGGAACGAATCGCGACCGTCGCTCTTATAACCGCTTCACCATTACCCAGCTCAATGATTATCTGGAAATGGAAGCCGCTTATTTCGATAACTGGATAGCTGGGGCCGTAGTCGATCACCCAGTAGAGGATGCCACGCGGGAATGGCGGACCATTACGGGCAAAGATGCGGCGAAAATTCATGAGGCTGAAAAATTATTCGAGCTTCAGGAAAGAACACAGGCCGCTTTTACCTGGGCTGGCGTTTACGGTGGTGCTGGCGTTTTGCTGATTACCGATCAGGAGCTGGGCCAGCCGTTAGAACTGGACAAAATAAAGCAGGGTTCGCTTAAACGTCTGGTAAATCTCGACAGAACGATGATTTCCCCCTCTACCTACAACTATTCGGATCCGACCGCAGAAAACTACATGCGAGCGGAAACCTACCGGATAAACGGCGGGGTGCAGAACGTTCACCACAGCCATTTCATCATCGCGCCTGGGGAAGCCCTGCCGCCACGCTTGCGGTTGCTGAATAACGGCTGGGATGACAGCGTATTAAGGCGATGCATGGAGGATTTGAAGGACTCAGCCGCAGCGAAAGCCGGTATAGCGTCGCTCATTCTGGAAGCCAACGTTGATGTGATTTCCCGCGAAAATCTGGCTACGGACCTTTCCTCTGGTGATATGGACCAGTCCATCATGAACCGTTTCCTGAATTTCGGGATGCTGAAATCCATGTTCAGGCTGGCCCTCATGGACAGCACGGAGACATTCGAGCGCAAGCCGATTTCATTCGGTGGGCTGGGGGAAATCCTCTCCGTTCTCATGGAGTGGACAGCAGGAGCCGCTAAACAGCCCATGACGCGCTTGTTTGGCGTGCAGTCAAAAGGCCTGGGTGATTCTGGTCAGGGGGATGCAAAGAACTACTACAACCGCGTTCGGGGCGATCAGGAAATGAAGTACCGGAAATTCCTGAATCAGATCGACGAGGTTTTAATTCGCTCGACGCTGGGCGTTGCGCCCGACGACCTGAATTATGAGTTCAACCCTCTCGAAATTCCGAATGAATCCGAAGTGAAAGATCGCAATCTGGCAGAAGCCCAGACCGATGATTTACGCCTTCAGCAAAAAGTCATTCCGCGATCTGCAGTGGTTCGAAAACTCAAAGAGAGTGGCCAGTATGTTATCAGCGAAGAATTCCTTAAACGCGTTGTGGAGGACGAACGAGCAGAAGCCGCCGGAGAGTTCCGCTTCAGTATCGGAGAAACTGAAACGGAGAATTCAGGAACAGGCGACACGCCGCCAGCCAATGCAGCCGCAGACGATTAACGGCGAGCTGGAGAAGTATTACAACGGCCAGCTAAGGGCAATGATTAACCTGATGGCCCGCAGCGTTCAGGAAGCGCTGATCCCCGCCCTCAAACGAAGCTATACCGCCGACAGTTTTCTCACCGACCTGATTAAAGCCGCGTTAAACCATGCCGCAGAGCGTTTTTATTCTGATGCTTATCACGGGCAGCAGAACAAGCTGGCGCAGCGCGTAGTTAGCCTGGCTGAGTCGGAAACATCGGCGGCGTTCGTCGAGCAAATTAACAGGGCGCTGGGCGTGGATATCGAGGGGCTTTTGACACGCGAAAGTCTGGGTGATTTTTTCGATGCAGCGGTAGAGGAAAACGTGGCCCTGATCCGCTCTCTGTCGTCTGATTATTTTGACAATATCCAGCGGCAGGTGATGGACAGCATCCTGAGGGGAGATAGCGTTACCACCCTGACGCGCAATCTTCAGGCGGTCACAGGGGCAACGTATCGCAGAGCGGCTCTGATAGCGCGTGACCAGACGCTGAAGGTCACCAGTGACATTAATCGCAAGCGACAGACTTCATCCGGTATAACGCGTTTCAGGTGGTCTGATTCGAAAGATGCCAGGGTGTCAGGCAATCCCGCAGGGAAATATCCGCGGGCAAAAATAAAATGTTTCTACATCGCCAGAAATGACGTGGGCTACGGTCCAGGCGTTTATCTCTGGTCACGCGGTGCGATGTACAACGGGGAAACAGGGCTTTACCCGGGGCGTGCGCACATAAATTGCCGCTGTACTGGCATTCCTCAGATACAGGGGCTGGATTACAAGTAAAACCAACTCAGGAAAAAAACATGCGGATCACGGTAACGGATCGGCTGTCTTTCCGCGTCGATTCTCAGCGAAAAATTCTTGATAACGGATATCTCTCCGTGCCTGGAAGAGTGGCGCGTACTGGCGTGCAGCAGTACACCGCGCAGGAGCTGGGATTAACGGACAGACCACCGAACGAGTTAGTAAACGTCTATCGCCCACCGGAAGAAGTTTTTAAACCGGAAAGCCTCGCCAGCTACGACAACGCCGATATCACCCTTCAGCACCCCGACGATTTTGTCGATTCGAAAACCTTCAAAGAGGTTTCTGTCGGCCATGCCACGACCGCAGGGCGCAGATTTGGTGATTTCGTCGTTGTTGATCACCTCATCAAAGATCAGGCCGCGATAGACGCCATAAACGCTGGCACCGCCGAGCTATCAGCCGGATATAGCGCTGAATACATCCGTCAGCCTGGTGTTGCCCCTTGCGGCACACCTTATGAATTTATTCAGACTGACATTCTCGTTAACCACATAGCGCTTTGTGATTCCGCTCGGGCGGGGCATCTGGCGCGACTTTTTGATTCAAATAAACCAAAGGAGCAAAAACCTATGCCACAAATCACTCTCGATAGCGGCGCAAAAGTGGAAGTGGCAGACCAGGCCACCGCCACGCTGATCCAGACCACGTTAGACAGTCTTATGACGCGGATCCGAACTGGCGATGAAAACCAGGAAAAGCTGGAAGGGGAAATCGCTCAGCTTGAAGTGAAACTGGAGAAAAAGGAGGAAGAACTGGAAGAACTAAAAACCCAGACTTCTGATGCTGCAATCCAGCAGCGTGTTGATCAGGTTGTCTCAACGCTGGGCGGTGCCCGCAAAATTGTAGGGAAAAATTTCTCCTGTGATTCGATGGACCCGCTGACCATTAAGCGCAACGCACTCGATGCGGCCGGTATCAAATGCAAAAAATACGCGACCTGGGATAAAGCGCCTGATGCGTATGTTTCTGCGTTCTTTGATGCGGCTGAAGAGCAAAAAGAAAGTGAGGATGAAAATCCTGACGATCCGCAGAACAAGAGCACCAACGATTCACATCGCCGTTTCGCCAACGACATGACCAACGTCATGCACCGTCAGACGGGCGATGCGAACCAGCAGCGGGTAAGCGCCCGTAATAACTTCCTCGACCAGCGCTACGGTCGCAACCAACAAGGTAAAAAATAATGGCTATTGCTCAGGACTCTTTCGGCTTGTTTAACGGCCTCGGCTATGAAGGCCAGGTATCCACCATCGAAGTAAACAAAATCGTGTCACGCCTGACCGAAGAGCAATTTATTCCGTTCGGCCGCGCGGTGATCCGTGGTGCGGCTCGTCGCTCTGTTGCGCCTGTTAAGGCTGATACTGTCGCGGCTGATATTGTCGGTTTCACTGTTCGCAGCCAGGCACAGTCAAGCCCGACCCCGCCGAATGACGAAGGCGTATACGCAAGCGGCTACCGCATCAACGATGTGGCCTCAGTGCTGGAAGACGGTGCAATGTTCGCGCTTTGCGTGGATGGTGCTGAAGGTGGCGATCCCGTCGAAGTCATTGTTGATGATGAAGAGAATCTAGGTCGCCTGACGGCGGGCGGGAACGGTGTGGCGCTGAATCTTGTTAAGTGGGTGAATGACGTTGAAGCCGGAAAAATCGGTGAGATCCGCGTTCATGGCATCCTTTCAGTTGATGCTGGTGCATCAGGTTCCGACGCTGGTCAGGGCGAATAAATTTAATTCAGGGAAAATAATATGCGACGCAATATGTTTGATATGTCTCCTACCGCAGCGATGGGTTTTCTGATCCAGCAGGCTGTTCACCTGGAGCATAAGGTTTACGAAAAAAAATACCCTCAGTACAAATACACCCAACTTGTGCCACTTGATGACTCTGCGCCAGACTGGGTGGAGTCTGTAGCGTTTCAGGCCACCGATGCGCGCGGCGAGCTGCAACTGCTGGGCCCGAACTCAACGGACATCCCAACCGTTGATGTGGCAACGAGCATCGGTTTCCATCAGATCAAAACGGCGGCGCTGGGTTACACCTACACCATCGAAGAGATTGGCCGCGCCCAGCTCTATGATATTCCGCTGGATGCGCGTAAGGCTCAGGCGGTGCGTGATGTTACTGAGCGTGGGCTGAATAAAATCTATCTCTGGGGCCGTCATATTGGTGAAGGTCTTTACACCAGCAAGAATGTCACCCGCGAAGCCGCGCTAGCCACCCTTAAAGCGCTGGTGGCTGATATCCCTACAAAGGGCACGCAGCCGATCATTGATTTCTTCGGCAACGCGTACAACCAGGTCTATCTGAACAATACCAATACGGTGTTTCGTCCGACCGATTTCGTGCTTCCACCCGCTCAGATGCAGCTTTTGATGCGCACCATGCTTTCCACGCACAACGCATCGAACTACACGCTGTTGCAGTTCCTGCGCGAAAACTTCCCTGACATGACGTTTACCGATGACATTCTGCTTTCAACAGAAGTGAAGGACGATAACGGCCAGCCGGAAGAAACCCCGCTGGATGAAGACCGTATGGTCGTCTACTGCAGGGATATGGAAGTGGTCAAAGGCCATGACGTTATGCCGCTCCAGTTCCTGGCTCCTGCCACCGCAGACAACGTGAATTTCAAAGTACCGGCTCTTACCCGTACTGGCGGCACTGAAATTCGTGTGCCTGGTGCTTTCCACTACATCGACGGGATCTAATCTATGCAGACGTTAATTAACTGGACCAAATCTCCGGTAGTGGTTGTTGATGAAAATGGCGACCGCATCACCATCAAACCAGGTCAGGGAAAACCCGTTGCGGGTGATTTCCAAAATCATCCGTGGGTGCAAAAAGACCGCCTTGAAATTTCCAGCGCGGAAGTGCGTGAAGCGTCAGGCAGTGACGAAGTTGATGAAGAACTTGTCGCGTTGCGTGCGCAGTTCGAGAGCATCTTCGGAAAACCTCCACATAAAAACTCGGGTAAGGCGAAACTCCGGCAGGAGATCGAAAAATGGCGTGAAGAGCAGGATTAAAACCCACCACTGACGGTGGGTTTTTTATTGGGAGAAATGCCGATGTTTAATCAGTTTTTTGTTCCCTCTGCCGTCATGCCTTCCTCCGGAAAAAACTCTGTAAAAATCACGGCTCAGATCGTGGCTAACTTCCGCGCGTACTATCCCGCTTTTGCGAATCCCGACCTGTGGCCGGATGACATTGTTATCCGTGCTCTGGAAGAGGCTGACGCAGAGACGGGACCACGCTGGGGGAAGTACAGAGCCAAAACCGCATCAATAAAAGCCCGTGGGATGTATGCCTATGCAGCCCACAGGCTACTCATGTGGAAGCGGGCCGAAGAGGAAGAGGACGCAGGGGCGCTTTATGCGGTGGCGTCAAAGAGTGTTGGTGATGAATCGACCTCTTTTGCCGTGCCATCGGTAAGCACGGATGACCTGGTTCTGAACGGTGATCTGCCTATGACCCAGTACGGCGTTGAGTTTTTACGCCTGCGGCGTCGGGCCAGCGCGGGGCCAGCCATCGTATGAAAATTAATTCAGAGGTTCGCGGCGGGGAAAAGCTGGCGAAAAAGCTGAAGCAAATTCAGGACCGTCTGACCAGTAAAAAGCGGGTTCTGATTGGCCTGCCGGCAGGGAGTGGCGTTTATGAAGACGGCGCACCATTAGCCGTTATCGGAGCCGTTCAGGAGTTTGGCTCTGCTGACGGCCGTATTCCTGAACGTTCATTTCTTCGCGTGCCGCTACGCCAGAACGTGGACAACATCAAAAAGGGGTTCGCTTCGCTATCCCGTCAGGTAACACGGGGAGAAATATCCGCTTTTCAGATGCTGGATCAGATGGGGGCGCGTGCTGCAGGTTATTGCAAGGAGGCGATAGAAACAGGGATTGCTCCTGCTAACGCACCTTCGACGATTAAGCGCAAAGGCTCCGCCACGCCGCTTATCGATAAAGGCATTCTGAAAAACGCGATCACCCATGTTGTGGAGGACTGAGTATGTACGGGAACGGGCTGGACATGCGCGGCCATGTTGATTCGACCTTCAAATCAAAGATAGAGGGAGGCATCTGGTTAATCCGTAAGGAGGGGGATTACAGCGGCCCTGGCGGAACGTGGGAGGAAAAAGAAACCGAACGTGTAGAGCTGAAGCGCGTAAACGTCCAGCCTGGCAAATGGCGGGAAATAAACCTGCTGACTGGTGAGGGAGGCGTGGCGGTCATCAGTGACTTCAGGACGGTCCATATTAACGACGGCAAAACGTATCTCATGCCGGATGAAAGCGGAGAGTATACCGACCAGCTTGAATTCAGCGACGGGGTGGTGATGCGGCGCTGGCGCATAATGACTGCGGACAATCGCCCGTGGCGTAATTTCTGCCGCGCTGTCGTTCAGGTCATCAGGGAGCCGGTCACATGAGGGAGATAAGCGAACTCCACACGCTTTTGCAGGAGCTGGTCTCTGTCTGTACGGGGGTGAACGCTCCCCGGATTATCCTGGCGGACCAGGGAAGGGCACCTCCTAAAGGTGGCGGATTATATGCTACCTATAATCCGGTCCCCATCCGGGCTTACGGACAACCTTCGCAACGGCTTAGGTACATTGATCCGCTGGAGGATTACGACGAGTCTCTGGGGGAAAACTGGCAGGACCTGGAAGAAATCACCGTTTCGTCAATGGAGCTAATGCTGTCTGTGAACTTCTTCAACGAGGGCGCAGCTCAGGCGGCCATGATGTTTCATAATGCGAATTTTCGCTCCCATGTCAGTGATTTTTTGTTCCTCAATAAACTGGGTTTTCGCTACGTCAGTAACCCCCGCAATCTCAGCACGCATTTTCAGTCAGGCATCCAGCCACGCTGGCAGGCCGACATTCATCTTTTTGTGGATCACGAAGTCAGCAGCAGGGTTTTACGCGCTGCGGGTTTCTCAATCGAACATTTCACAGAGGAGTAAAGCCGTATGGCGTACTCAGTAGATAATATTATTCCGGTCAACGTAATTATCGGCGCGGCGGGCCTGGGGTACGCCGATTTCACAACGGCGTTTGTTTTTGCCGATGCGTCAGATCTCCCGAAAGACGAACCCGCCATTCTTACGGAGGGCGGGGAAAAGCTTCAGACCGAAAATGGGGAATTACTGACACCTGAAGCTGTACCGATTGTGTCACGCGGTGAAGCCTTTCCTGTTGATACGTACCGCGATTATTCAGGCGCGACGGATATCGGAAAAGATTTCGGTACAGAGTCAGAAATTTATCTGATCGCCACCCGTTATTTTACGCAAATCCCCCGACCGTCCTCGCTCAGCGTCTGGATGAAAAATCCGGAAGATGAAAGCCTGATCGCGACGGTGAATAAAGCGAACGAAGCCGCCTGGCGCTACAACTACTTTTTCAAAACTGAAGATTTCAGTGATGAAAATTTGATGGTGCTGAGCGACTGGAGCGACACGACCGATCACCCCGTCTGGTACACCAATACACAGGATGAAGTGATCGACCAGAACGAGACTAACGATATCGTGTCTCGCCTGGCGAAAAAGGGGAACCGGCATATGCTGGTGGGCTGGCGTGCGCCCGAAGCGGTAGAAACTGACCCGTCACAGGCCCACTCGATGGTTCAGGTTGCCGCCACGTTCGCTAAATTCCGTCCTGGCGGCCTCAACACAGCGATTACGGCTGAGTATCAGGTTCTGCCCGGAATAGAAGGAGATGAACTTCTTACGGCGCATTACAGTGCGCTGAAGGCGAAAAAGGCAGTGTTTTTTACCCCGATTGAGCTGGCGGGGCAGAAAGACACGAGCCGCGTAATTAACAGTGTCTCGATGTCCTCCTACGGAGAATTTATCGATGATGTGATCAACATCGATGTGCTGAAGAATCACCTGCAGGTGGACGGGTATAACTATATCGCCAATGTGGGGACAAAACGCCCGCTGACCCCGAAAGGATACGCGGGGCTACTGAATGTCCTGAACGACACCCTGAAGCGTTTTTATAACAACGGGGTGCTGGGTGAGGGAACGTACACTGACGAGGAAACGGGGGCGGAGAAAACGGCCAAATTTGGCTATATCGTACTTTCTGTCCCTGAGGATGTGCTGAAGCTGACCGCTGCCCAGCGCAGAAAACGAGAATTCCCGCCGACAAAAATTCTTGTCATCCTGGCACGTGCTGGGCATGTGGCCGAGCTGAATGTAACCGTGGAGTAATGAATTATGACAATGAAGAATTACGGTGCCAGTCACGCCGACCTCACCATTAACGGACTGCCCATTGATGAATTTGGCGACAGTGATCCGCCGATCACGATTGAAGATATCGATCCGCGTGCGACCCTGAAACGCGGGATTGGCAAAACGTCTGTCCGCCTCGACGGGCCGACCCGACCAAAGCGTTTATCAGTGAGTCTAATCCCCGGATGCGACCAGGTCCGACAGCTTCTCGCTATCGAAAAATCAGGCGTGGATTTTTTCTTCACCTTTCGCCAGCGGGGGACGGATGAAACCGTCACGGCGTTTGACGGGGTGATGACTCAACGCGGAAGCATGACCCGTGGCGGTAAAACCAGCGCCAGTGATGAGACATTTACCTTTGAATTTGCAGACAGTGAGGAGACCTGATGGACCAGCAGCATATTAATTTCCGTATCATTCTTGATACCTCTCCGGTTGAAACCAAACTGAACTACCTGAATTTACTCGCCAGTGAGTCAGGCTCTTTGTCTCAAAACAATGGGAACGTGGTGAAGCGACTGATGGACGATGTTGTTATTTCAAAAGCCTCAGTCACGGAAGGAAAGGATGGAATGATGGAGCTGACGCAGACGGTAGATTTAGGGCAGCATTTCAATGATGTGGTTGCCGGTTTATTGAGCCTCGGGAGAGTTTAAGCGATGAAACAATTTCGCATCCACAGCATGGTATTCCATCCAAATGGCCTGTTTGTTCAGGCCAACGTTATGTTCGATTTCTGGTTTTTCCTGGGTAAACATATTGGATGGGGGCGGTTCACTATGATCCGCCCCTGTGACGAATTTAGCCCTGGCGGAGCAGAGTTTGAATTAGCTGAAATACGTCCGGCAGACTCGAAGCACCCTGATCCAAAAATTTCAGGTACAGGTGTTTTATGGTCTCGGCGGGAAGCGCTCGAAGCTGAGATGACAATGCCTCTTTACGGGGAACACTTTCGTGTGACCTCTGTATTTGACGAAGTAGCTCAGAAAGTAGCGCTTCATGAAGCTGATAGTTCACGTTAGAGCGATCAATCATGGCTGAAAGGCCACCATCCTTACGGATAAAGTCGAGGCCTTTGGCTGTTATTTCTGGAGGAGCCACTAACACGTAAGCGTTATGGCCACGCTTCAAATTTGCCTGAACTAATCCATGTTCTGACAGGTAAGTTATATGAGAAATGTAATGCTCGTCGCTACCCGTAATTACAAGCAAGTCATCCTGCAACTCCTCGGTATCTAATGAGGTGTAACTCTGCATCAAGCGCTCCAGCAAAGCCCTGCACATGCATAAATCAATTTCCATAAATATCCTTCATTTTCAGTTGCCCAGCGAGGCACCGCTGGGTGCTGAATAATGGAGCATAACCACATTAAATATAAGGCTAACAAATGGCACGTAAAATTGAGATTCAGATTAATAACGAAGTTTATGTGGGTGATACCGCGCCAGCGCGTGATCAAGTTGAGATGTTGAGCATTGCAACACAAAACGGTTTACTCCCCTATCTTACAAAAAACGTCAAAGACATGACGATCGTTTCCGGCATCGCTGGGTTAAACACCATGACGTTCGAGCGACTTAAAGAACTGGTTATTCGTAAAGGTGAATTCAAACGTGCTTCGGATAATGTGCCGTTGAGTGAAAATCTTTTTCAGGATCAGGTCCATTTTTTCCTGTTGCTTCTGGGGCGTGCGCTTGCTGAGAATGTTGGCCCTTTCTGGAATCTCAGCAGCGACGAAAACCCCGACGAACCGACAGAACCGAAGTAACGCGGGTTGACTGGTTTTTATGGCGTCCTTGTACGGGTATGGGGCAGCTTTGCCCGCCTCTTGCTAAGTGGAGTGATATGACTGACGGCACCTATAGCCTTGAGGAAATTCAGTTGATGCACGATGCTATGGACGACATTTACGATGCTGCTGAGAAAGCTAAAGCTTAGATAAACCACTCGTTTAGTTATTGTTTAGGATTGGGCCGATAATTCAAGAGACAATATTCTTTTTCATGGAGGATATATGTCTTTTAAAGCGTCGCTTAAAAATATCGTATCTACTTTATTTCTTATTGCCGTACTTCTTTTTTGTTTATCTTTAGCGGCTTTACTGCTCAAAGATTTATATATAGATAAAATAAACGGCAATGTTGAAACTATCCTTGTTATTCTATTTTTATTGGCGATCTATCTATTGCCTTCCATTAATGCGTTTAATAGATGGCATAAAGATAAAAAAGCTGTGTTAGCGCTGAATTTATTTTTGGGCTGGACGGCTATCGGATGGATCGGCTCTTTTATTTGGTCTTTTACAGGACCGAACTTAAAAAAGGAGAGGTTAAAAGAAAATTATACTTCTAAAACCTGTCCGCATTGTGCAGAGTTAGTAAAGATAGAGGCCAGGATATGTAGATTCTGCCAACGAGAGCTTTAAATATACATAAAACCGCTTCGGCGGTTTTTTTTATGGAGTCAAAATGTCACAGGCAAACGCATCTGATGTCGTTGATAGTTTATTCGTATCTCTTGGAATAGATTTAGATGACAAGAGTTTCAAAGCCGCGACCAATACGGTAAATGGACTAAAATCCGGTTTGGTTCAGTTAGGAGCTGCGGCTGGCGCTGGTATAGGTTTTAATTCGGCAACATTTGGACTGGCGAATAAAATTCAAGAGCTGGAAAGACTAGGCAAGATTACGAACTTTACTACAAAGCAGATCGAAGGGTTACAGTTTGCCTTGAAAAAGGTTGGTGTCTCTGATGATGGGGCTGCTTATTCCATCGTTCAAAAAATACCAGCATTGCAGCAGGCTGCGCGTGAAGGGCGTCTAAATGACCAGGCGTACTGGAACGGGGCATTCAATCCACAGCAATTTGCAAATCTGAGTGGGCAAGAGGCTATTCAATATCTGGTTGAGTCCTACTCCAGAATGAACACCGATCAGCAGCGCATTTTACGGGGTGGTGTTGGTTTAGGTGATAATGATCCCCTTACACGCTTGCTTGAAACTGGAGTGAGTGACTTTAAGGAAATTAACGAACAATTTGAGAGAATGCATAAAGCAATAGATCCGGCTCTCTCAGAAAATGCAAAGAGGCTTAATGATGAATTGGCTGTTTTATCGTTGAATTTTGAAAATCTTAAAAAAGCAATTGGTGAGGATCTTATTGGTCCTCTTGCTAGTTTTATTGCGATAATAAATGATTTAATGCAAAAGTATCCAGATGAAGTCAAATATGCCAGCTATGCGGCAGGTATTGGCGGAACCGCTGTTGCCTGGAAAACTTTAGGTGCCTTATTTGGAAGGCAGGCTGCAACTTCCTTTGGTGGGGGGTTATTAGCAAACCCAGTGATTGCAACAATACTCGGCATCATCGCTCCTGGAAATGCCTTTGTGGAGAAAGAAGACGCTCAGGCAATGAGTGATCCTATAAAAAACTGGCAGAAAAGAAACCCAGGCAAGGCACTCCCTTCCGGAACGGTCGACTGGAAAGAACAATACCTTCAGCAACTGGAGGGAGGCGGCAGAACAAAAAATGAAAGTGATTTCCTTAACTTAATTTCTCAGGCGGAAGGGACATCAAACTATGCGAATAATGGGTACAACACCCTGTTTGGAGGTGGTCAATTTTCCGATTATAGCGATCACCCACGTCAGTATTTTGAACACAACGGCACACGCACATCAGCTGCTGGCCGCTATCAAATAACTGCTGGTTCATGGGACGACGCGGTGAAAGCACTCGGCCCGATGGATTTCTCTCCAGCCAACCAGGATAAAGTTGCTCTATGGCTGGCGCAGCGTGCGGGACAGGGCGATAACATTCGTAACGGGAACATCACCGGAGCGGCTAACGGACTTGGGCAGGTCTGGACGGGCCTGAATTCATCTGCTGGACAGAATGCACTGGCAGGGTACTACGCAAGCGCAAACAGCATTCCTCAACCAACTAACTATGCTGGTAGTGCTGGTTCGCGTTCCGTGACCGCTAATAACAATATCGTTATCAATGCGAGTGGCGCGAATGCTGATGAAGTCGCTGATCTTGTCTTCGGGCAAATATCGGATAAAACCAGTCAGGCGACAGCACACCTCTCAACGGACAAATTCTGATGGCAATAACAGGACTGTTTACGCGAAACAGGCCGCAGATCGGAAACCTCTATTTTGATGCTCTCCTTAAAGAAAGTACCGAACTGCGTACAGACGTAAGTGAATTCCCACTGGAAACCGCTGAAACCGCGCAAGATAACGCGGTGACCAGGGCGCTGGAAATCACTATGGAAATAGGGGTATCAGATAACTGGTACAGGGGTTTGATCGCCCAGCAGGAAGAACTGGCACAGCCTCTGGTTGATATCGGAGGCGGGCTTACTGCTGGCGTAGCGGCTTCGCTAATGTCTGGGCGCACGGCTGCACTATCAGGTATTGCGGCCAGTGTGGGGCTGGCAGTCTATCAGAACAGCCAGGGAACAACTCGCTCTCAAAATCTCCTTGAGCAGTTACGGGCTATACAGAGGAACCATGAAACCTTCGATTTGGTGGCCAGTAAAGGCGCATCTTATAAAAACTGCATCATAACCAGCACCAGAACGGAGATCGATAAGGAGACTGAAGGCGGTTTGATCATCGTCGTGGATATGTTGCAGTTAACAATTATTCACGACACGGTTGAAGAGACGAACGCAAATTTACCCTGGGGTGACAGTGTTACAACGCAGGGGCAGCGTGAATTTGCCGGAGGGGAAGTCATTACCCAAATTGTGGAGGTAGCATGATCATCATTCCACTATCCAGTGGTCACGCATTCCAGCGTTTTCGTATTCAACTTGGATCGCATTTTCTGGTTTTCAAGCTGCGCTGGCTTACTCGTTTTGAATATTTCTGCGTGGATATTCTGGAAAACGGCGAGCCGGTAGTGCTTGGGCGTGCGCTGCATCCTGATGTTAATTTGCTGGCTGGTCTGAATACTGATATTGGCGCGTTATACCTGCGAGGTGAAAGCCCTACAGTCAGTAACCTGGGCCGTGATAATAAACTGGAATGGGTTGCTCATGAGCAGATTGTTTGACAGAAATTACCTGCTTGAAATCACCACCACCAGCGGAGAAGTTCTGACCTATGCCCCGCCAATTGAAACGAGCTTTCTGATTGATAATTTTCCACAGCACACAAATGCGACTGCCGGAATCACTGTATTTGGTATTTCATCCAGGGCGAGAGAGCTGATCCAGATAAGAAATGATGCAGGAAATCATTACGGTACGGTAAGTCTTAAAGCGGGTTATGGTAATGATATAGGCGTGATATTTACGGGCCGAATAAATAATGTCCAGGTTGCAAAGGATGGCGTAAGCACCTGCATAAAACTCTACTGCACAGCAACATCTACGGAATGGGATGCAACATCTTACCAGTCATGGGGCGATAACACGCCATATCAGGAAGTCATCAGGGATATAGCCGAGGGGCTGGGCGCACCAGTGGAGTTTGTCGGTGACTTCTCAGATCTCCCTGTGCTGATCAGGGGCCGCAACGCAGGCGGAAAACTTTGCCGAATCCTTCTGGACGAGCTGAAACAATATTTCCGATTCTGGTGGCTCCATACTCCCACGCGTACGCTCATTATCCGCGAGGGTGCGGCGCGTGATTGGGTAGAGCATGACATATCAGCTTTGAGCGGTATGGAGGGCGCTCCGCGCTGGTATGCGAGTTCTCTGGAGGTTGACGTAAAACTGAATTATCAACTTCAGCCAGCCGATGTGATGAATGTTACCTCCAGATTCTGGACACTCAATTTCAGTCAGGCCTATTTTACTGACCTCCAGAACCTTGCTGAAAAACAGCGCAGAACCGGAAAATTCACCATTCTCAGAACAACTCACGAAGGATCGCTCTGGGGAAACACCTGGAAAACGACCGCAATCTGTTTGTGGCGAGGAAGTTGATATGAAGGACACAAACCCTTTTCTCACGATGATGATGCAACTCAGGCCGCAACTTTTGTGGGATCTGATGTTTTGCTTGCCTGGCAAGGTGACGGGATATGATCCCGATTTGCAGCGTGCGATTGTTGAAATAGGTATTCAGCGGCATGAGGGAGAGGGAGTGTTTAATACGCTGCCTGAGATCAAACATGTGCCGGTTCAGTTTTCAGGTAATGCGAATTGGTCCGTTTTTCACGAACTGCCGGAAGGCACTGAAGGACTTATTCATTTTTCGCAGCGTTCCGTTGATTACTGGATCGAGCAGGGAGGGCCCGTTCGTCCTCTCGATGCTCGCATGTTCGATGCGACCGATGCCTTTTTTGCCCCTGGCTACCGCTCACGCGCCACCTGTATTTCTGGTTTACCCACTGAAGGTATCGGAATGAGCAACGCCAGCGGCTCTGTGCGGCTCCATCTTTCTGATGGAGGGATAAACCTCAAAGTAGGGAGCCAGACTCTCTCACTGTCGTCTGACGGGCTTACGCACAACGGGAAGAATATCGGCTCAACACACAAACATGGTGGCGTTGAACCAGGGGGAAGCAAAACAGACGGTCCTGAATAAAGTGACACAATAGATACAGAAAAACAAAACCCCTGACGTTTGCGGCGTTCAGGGGTTTTTTATTGCTACATGTCGATATCTAACAAGGAATAGCTTTGGGTGAATTATAAACGAATATTGATGAGGTTTACCATGAAAAATGGCTTTGAGGTTGACGCTCCCATGACAGAAGAAATAGGTAAGGCGGCTTCATGGGTTATCCGTGGTCTTGCTTTCACTTTAATTATGTATGGCATCGCGAAATTATTATCTGCTGCCGTACCTCTGATAGAGGTTTTGACAAAATGACTGGCTGGCGCTTTTTGATGGCTTGGTCAGTATTTCTTCTTTTCGGACTATCAAGCCTGATTTCAGCTACTCGGTGGTGGTAGGAGGAGCAAGTGATACGCAATTTCTCAGACGGCGATATCGTGACAAGTGGCGATCACTTCGTTACCGGAAAAGAAGAAACCCGACAGGCCTGCATTTGCAGGCTTCGTCTTTTTCTGGGGGAGTATTTTTTGGATGCCACCGACGGTACGCCGTGGTTTCAGAGCATCCTGGGTAAGTCTTCCCGCGATATCGCTGAAGCCAACATAAAACAGCGCATTCTCTCCACAAAGGGAGTGCTGGCAATCAACACGTTCGATATGGACAGCGACACCAGAAAACGCACGTTCACGATTAGGGCCACGCTGACCGACATCAACAACGAACAGTTTGAATTCCTGTACGACAAGGATCTCTGATGGCTGAAATCACGAAAGATGGAGTGACGGGAACGACCCTCCAGGAATACAAAGACGAGGTGACTGAAAAATACCTCGGCATAGACAGCGGCTGGAACCTGTCACCCGAAACCCCTGACGGCATGGCGATTGCCATCTGGTCAGAGTTACTCGCTAACCTGGATGAGGAAGTCATCAACGCCTACCACTCGGCGGACCCGAACGCGGCAAGGGGGCAACAGCTTGACCGCATAGCGGCATTTGCAGGTTTACAGCGTCAGCCGGAAAGCTTCTCCACTGATGTGGTTGAGTTTGAGGGCGACGGGCTAATCGAAATACCGGCAGGGGTGAAGGTCCGTCATCGCGTTACTGGCACGCTCTGGGCCACGGACGCGAAGGTTATCACCGATACCAGTGGAAAGGCATCCGTCAGCGTTACCTGTACGACTGCTGGAGCGCAGAGCGCCAATCCAGGCACTCTCACCATCATTGCTTCGCCAGTGGCCCGTATCCGCGCGGTGACGAACACTCAGGGCGCAAGTCTCGGGAAAGCCGAAGAGAGCGATAACGCCTTTCGGGTGAGGCGTAATTACTCGGTGGCGCTGCCTGGCAATAACCAGATCGACAATATCAAAGCCGCGCTGGATAACGTTACAGGCGTAAAACAGACGCTGGTTCATGAGAACGTCGAAAATGAAACTGACGAGCATGGGGTATACGGCCACTCGATGGCGATATTTATCGACGGCGGGGAAACTGATGCTATCGTGCTGGCGATGGCCACACATAAAAATCCAGGCTGCGGTCTGAATCGCTATAACACCTTCCAGAACAAAATCAGTGTGGACACGTTCACGCCAAAAGGGCAGCCCGTAAACATCACGTTCTTTCGCCCTGAATATGTGACTGTCTATGTCCAGGTTGATATCAAAACCAGCACGCTGGGCGAGGATGAAAAGGCAAAAATTAAAGAGGCCATTGTGGATTACACGCTGGTGGGCTTTGACGAAACCACGGGCTTTGCAAAGCAGGGGTTTCGAATCGGTGAAGCCCTCGCGGCGGGGCGGTTGTACACCCCAGCAAACTATTTTGTCGGCGCTGATGATTACGTCAGCAATATTTCTATCGGTACGGCTGCAGGTGAGATTAACAGGAGCGTCATCCCCGTTAAGTTTAACCAGCTCGGCGTATTCAGCACGGAGAACATTACGATAAATTATGTCTGAACTCAGTGATAAGGCGAAAAGCCGAATTTATTGGGAGTACAAAAACGCGCCGAAACTCATTCAGTGGATTTTGACGCTTCCTGACGTGGCGCAAAGTCGGCTCGTGGAGCAGATAGAAAAGGTCCGTAACATTCTGGATATTGATAAAGCGGAAGGTGAGCAGCTCAATATCTGCGGTCGCATTGCGGGGTACCGTAAGCGGCCTGTTGGACGCTTCTACCCCGGGTGCGAAATTGCCGAAGTGGATGATGTTCTTTATCGAAAAATGATAAAGGCCAAAATCTGCAGGAACAACGGGATCGCCACCATCGACGATGCTAAGGCGGCAGCGGATTACATCCTTGACGTAAACGCCACCGTACTCGATGCGCAGGACATGACCATGCGGCTGGTATGGCATGAGGACACGGTCAGCATTGCGGTTCAGCAGCTGGTGGAGGACTACGACCTGATCCCCCGACCGCAGGGCGTGGGTATGCGAAAACACCGCGTCATAAAACGCAAGCCGTTTGGATTCGGACGGCACAACAATAATTTCGGCAATGCGCCGTTCTGGTACGGCGACGGAAGACCCCCAGTCTATTACTACGGTTCGATCAAAATTAGCTGGGCTGACGGCATTCTCTCAGGGCAAATCATCGTCAATGAGCTGGATGTTTCCGATCAGGACGTGACGGTCACTATCACTGGCGAGGACGGTGCGCAGCGGGTACAGCGTGCTGTCACCGATGCCGAAGGAAAATTCTCTCTGACAGCTATCTCACCACCCGCAACAATCGTTGCCCGCGCAATGCTGATCACTCTCGATTGCGAAGCGCTTGAACTTGAATCTCAACCACTCACGATAAACTAACCAGGAGCCAACGATGGCTAATAAAAAATTACCTGGCGGGCGCAGGCCTGCCGGGGGCGTTTCTACATCTTCAAAAAAGCAGGTTTCCGTGAAGGCTGGCGCGGCAGGCGTGGCAATTTCTGAACTGCCACCAGCAGAAAAATTGAACGGGGATGAGCTTTTTCCCGTAGTGCAGGATAAAGAAACCCGCAGCGCGACCACAGAGCAGATAAAAAATATCTTCCCGGTTTCAATGTCTGAAGTCGCTTCTGAGACTGACTTAGACACCGTTACAGAACCGGGAATGTATCTGCTGAACAATCCGTTGTATTACGACGATCAGCATCATCCTTTTGCCTGTTATGAAGGGACAAAAGTTTTAATGATCGTTTCGAAAGTTGTGAAAGGCCAGGGAACGATTAAACCCATCATGATTACGCAGACGTATTTTGCTGTATGGGCAGAGCCGGGGGGAATGTATGTCCGCACTTCAGACGGGGCTAAATGGGACAGGTGGAAGCAGATAGCCACATCGTAAACCACAACCAGAAAGGGCGTGCCGGTTAATACCAGACTGCAGAGAAGAATTGAATCGTGGTGGCCGGGGAGGCCACCCCGCTTATTCATTAATTATCAGGATGTAAATATATGGACCAGATTTTTTTTCGTGTGCCGTTCGCGTCAGACGGTGATACTGCCACCATCCCGGATACTGTCACGGCTGACGGCTCCGTTAACTGGCCGCAAGGCTGGCCGGGAGACTATGAGAAGGATATGGACGCAGACGCGAATGCGAAGCCGGTAGAGCGTGACGTGATGAACTTCATGTTCAATGCTGTCACTGTGGCGTTGCGTCAGTATCAGTCTTCGGCGTTTCCCGAATTCATTACCGCTGCAGATAACAACGGTTCAGCTTTCGCTTATTCGGCGGGCACGGTGGTGCGCTATCGCGGCAGCATTACTGCCGCTTTCAAAAATTACGTTTCTCTTGTGGATAACAATACGTCCACGCCTGGTGCTGATGCGTCGAAATGGCAGGAGTTTATTTTCTCAGAAGCCAGTGATGAAGAAACTGATGCAGGTATAAGCGGCACGCTTATCATTTCGCCGCGCCGCCTGAAAAGAGTCACCGATAAACTTGAAGACAGGATTGAAGAGTCGATCAATACGACGGTTACCCCTTTCATTCTGCCTGTCGGTGCGATTGTGCTCTGGGGGGGCAGGGTTCCGCCTGACGGATGGATCGAATTAAACGGGCAGGCATTTAACACCTCAGAAAATCCAGAGCTCTTCAAACAATACCCGTCAGGCAGGGTACCCGACTGGCGGGGGCGTTTTATTCGCGCCTGGGATAACGGCGCAGGCATCGATCCTGATGTCGGGAGGGATGTTGGCAGCGAGCAGATGAGTGCTTTTGAAAAGCATAGTCATTCCGCACCTGTAGAACGAGCCAGTGATGGCCTTGTGGGACCACGTGCTATACGTGGTGTTTACTGGCCGGGTAAATATACCCGCATTACGACGAATGCGGGGACGTCGCCAGAAGGCGGGGATGAAACAAGGCCACGCAATATTGCAGCCATGTACATCATTAAAACAGACCAGGCGGAAGAGCAGGAAGGGGTTGAATATCCCACCGCCATTGTTGTTTCACCCGCAACAGGAACGCTTCAGGCAGGGGAAAACCGCCAGTTTACGGGAACCATCCTCCCCGCAAGCGTAGCTGGCGGATATGTTATTTCGTGGAGCGTGGCAGATGCTTCACTTGGGAGCATCAACGGAAGCGGGCTGTACAGCTCGACGGCAAACAAAGCCGGTGAGCAGACCATAATCGCGACTGTCCAGACTGAGGCAGGAACGGTCACAGGTACCGCGACGCTAATGCAACAAATCTGGCTGCAGAAAATTGAACTGGTTGCACCGGAAGAAATGGCAGAAGGTGAGACATTCACAGCTGGCATTGTATTCACCCCCCTGAATTTTACCGAACCCGTGCAGTACAGCTCTTCTGATTCATCGGTAATCACTTTCATTGATGGAGAGATTGACGCACGCAGCGGAGGGACGGCAACGGTCGCCGTAACGGGGATTAATTCTGGTATCTCGGCATCGAAAACTATCAAAGTGACGGCAGGTGAAGTCACTGAAGAGTTTTTGCGGATTGAAAATAATCTGTCAGAAATTGCTGAAGCGGGAGACGCGGCACAGGCCGAAGCACGCGAACATATCGGGCTGGGAGAGCTGGCAACCAGAGACAGCCTGAGCGCAGAAGATGTCGGTGCAGCGCCGATGGCCACTTTATCCTTGCCGCAGGATCTGGACCTGGACACACTCACCGTGCCAGGCGACTACTTCCAGAGCGTCAGCAGCCACGCAACATCGGAAAATCACTATCCGGAGGAAACGGCAGGGGCTTTGCGTGTGGTCGCTACAGGGGTGAGCAAAGGTGCGTGTAGGCAGTTCTACTGGCCATACAATTCGACCACGGAGTACCGGCGTTGTGGGTATGGTGAGCCGCCTGTGTTTGGAAAGTGGTCTGATTATTAAACGGCACAAGTATTCGAATCATATCCCGGGGAATGTAACAGCGAGTATGGTATTATCTCCCGGGATTATGACGTTTAAAATGTGTAATATCCTTTTGATGCCTTATGGTTGGCCAGATATTTCTTCTAAAGAAACGGAAGTTTAACACCAGGAGTGGAAGTAATCTCTAATATTAGCTATATTTGTCCCCTCTCCCTGCTTAAGGCCTTTTAATTTATGCACCCGGAACCTACGAGTCGGCTTGTTAAGATGCTACTTAAATCATTATTTGCAGGCGTTTTCCTTGTCTTGTGTGTAAACAGTAATGCTAAAACGTTTCACGTTCAGATTACAGGTATACCACAAACGCCTAACGGATATTTTTCGGCAAGGGTTACGGGGGCTGATTTTGATGATCCGACACCTAATTTTTGTTATCAGAAAAGAAGCTGTTATTTGGCAGGGTTTGTTAATTCTAAAAGCTGGGGGGAGCAGGGGAAGCAATCCTATATCACTATCGATACCTTAAGCATAGAAAAAAGAGAACGTGTGGCATATTCAGCCAAAACTATGGGGGAGTTAGCCTGGGGATTAAGAGATAAAGGAGTACTCTACATAGAAATGAGTGGCTATCTTCCTATAAAAGAGGGGGACGATCCCACTTTTTGTATATACGCGGCACCTGGCCATGTGCAGCAAGCCGGGACGCTGGCGTCAAACTGCGCTGATGCGCCAGTATCTCCAGCGTCGTGTAGCTTGACGCCTGAAAGCCTGACATTTGACTGGGGAACCCAGCCTAATACGAAAGCCGATGAAATTGAACTGTCACGCAGTATTAAGGTGACCTGCACTCAACCAACTACTGTGCGGTTATCAATAAGTGGCGAATACATTTCTCTTAACGGTGATATCAATACCCGGGCAGAATTCAAT